ATTTATGATGGGTATTTTTAGTGGAGCAAAAATTGCTGTTTTATTATTACTACTATCGGTTGCTGGTGGTGGTTACTTATATGTAAAAAATTTACAAGAAGATGTTGACAGACTAACTAAAAATAATGTATTGTTAGAGACAGCTGTAAATTCCAAAGATCAAGAAATTAATAGATTGAATGAAGAAATTGTACAAGTTAGAGAAGTAAATAGTAGAGTAACGGAAGAAAGTAGAAAGTTAAACGGCGAAGTTGATGTCCTAAGAAACAAATTATCAGAACATGACCTTGGTTATCTTGCTGAAAATAAGCCTGGACTTGTCCAACGAATTATCAATAAGGATATTGAAAATAGTTTAAAGGCAGGGATAGAAGAATTGACTTCAGAAAGTATAGTGGAAAGTAAATAATGAATAAATACATACTAATGTCTTCAATTTTCTTATTGGCGGGATGTTCTGTATTTACGCCAAAAGAGGTTATTGTTACAGAACAGGTTTTTACAGAAAAGGTTCCTTTGGACCTTCCCATGCCAAAACCTGTAAATTGGGTAGATTTTGAATTTTTGGTTGTTACCCCAGAAAATTATGAAGATGTGTTGAAAAAACTCAGAGAAGGTGGTAAAAGTGTTGCCCTGTTCGCAGTCGATGAAGAATCTTATAAGAATTTATCATTGGTTGTTAACGATATGAAAAGGTATATCGGAGAACAGAGAGTAATAATCATAGAATATAAAAATTATTATGAAAAAAATAAATAAATAAAAGTAATATTTTTTAGGATTTAAAAATGCCACAAGAAACTGTAACTGAAAACAGACTAGATAGAATTGAAGAAAAAATTGATAAGTTGTCCGAAGCGATGATTTCTATTGCTAGAGCAGAAGAAAAACTTGCTGGCATGGAACAAAAATATGCTTCACAATATGAAAGACTAAATCGTTTTTCAGAAAAACTAGACACCTTAACCCTCAAAGTAGAAGAAAATTCTAGAACAACTGCAGTATTCCAAAAGGCATTTTGGGTTATTTTTGCCGCCGCAGTCTCCTCTATCGCCGCAAATTTATACATGATGGGTTAAAAATTACTTGACTTATCCCCTATATTAGTGTAGTATACAGAAACTACACTATTTTTTTATTTTGGAATGATTGATGCTTTATATTGACCGAACCTTTATCCAAAGGCTTTCCCCCCAACTAGAAGGTTTTACCAAAAAAAGAGACACCCTGTATAACTTTAGGTGTCCTATTTGTGGTGACTCTAAAAAGAAAACTTATAAGATGAGGGGGTTTCTCTACGAAAAGAAAAATAACTTCAGATACATGTGCCACAATTGCGGTGCAAGTATGGGCCTTGCACAATTTATGAAAGAGGTAAACCCATCCTTATATGAAGAGTATGCAATTGAAAAATGGAAAGATGGACAGAGTGGTAAAACTAAAGGTAACTTTGAAAAAGATGTAGACTACAAGTTTGACTTTACTCCTACCTTTAAATCCAAGTGTTCTTTTGATTGTGGAGAGAAAGTTTCTGACCTGCACCAATCACATCCAGCGAAAAAATATTGCGATCAAAGAAATTTACCAAATCAAGAATTGTTATATTATACAGATGATTTTAAATCTGTTGTTGACAAAGTTAGTAAAGAAGGATATAATCTTCAGAAATTTGATAAAAGAATTGTTATACCCTTCTTTAATGAAAAATGTGAGTTGATTGCCTTACAAGGTAGAAGTCTCAATCCAAATTCTTCGATGAGATATATCACAATAAAAATCAAAGAAGTGCCAAAAATTTATGGGTTGGAACGTGTTGACCCAGAAAAAACAGTCTATATAGTAGAGGGGCCATTAGACTCTTTATTTGTGGACAACTCTCTTGCCATGGCAGGAAGTGATATAGACAAATCATACTTCAGTGACTTTTCTGATGTAGTCTTTATACTTGACAACGAACCAAGAAACAAACAGATTGTGGATAAACTGTCAAAGATTATCAATGATGGTTTCAAGGTTGTAATATGGCCAGAAAATATTAAAGAAAAAGATATTAATGACATTATTCTGTCTGGAATGGACACTTTAGAATTAATGGACATTATAAGTAAAAATACCGTTGATGATCTTGAAGCAAAATTAAGATATTCTCAGTGGAAAAAATGTTAGGATAAAGAGGTAACAATGAAAATAAAAATCGATTATGAACGAGATGCCAACTTTTCCGAACAATCCCTAAAATTATTAAAAGACTACTACTGCACAGAAGAAGAAAAATCCCCACAAGATGCGTTTGCTAGAGCTGCAATTGCGTATAGTTATGGCGACAAAAAACTTGCTAAGTCGATTTATGATGCAGTGTCTAAGGGATGGTTCATGTATTCTTCTCCAGTTTTATCAAACGCTCCAAAGTATGGAGAGAAGGCCAAGGCGTTGCCCATTTCGTGTTTCTTGGCATATGTGCCAGATACCCTAGAGGGACTTATCGACCACTCATCTGAATTGAGATGGTTGTCAGTTAAAGGTGGTGGTGTCGGAGGACACTGGTCACATGTTAGGTCGGTATCTAATAAGGCGCCAGGCCCTATTCCTTTTCTTAGGACTGTTGATGCAGATATGACTGCATATCGTCAGGGTCGCACTCGTAAGGGTTCTTACGCTGCTTATATTGATATCGATCACCCAGACATTATAGAGTTTCTTAATATTCGTGTACCAACAGGGGATGTGAATAGAAAATGTTTTAATATTCATCATGCGGTTAACATTACAGATAATTTTATGAGAGCAGTGAGGAATGATGAAAATTGGGATCTTATTGACCCCGCTGATAAATCAGTAAGAGATACAACACAGGCTCGTAAACTTTGGGAACAATTGTTAGAAGTTAGATACAGAACAGGAGAGCCTTATTTAAACTTTATCGATACGGCAAATCGTGCATTGCCATCTCCTATGCAAGATAAAGGTTTAAAAATCCATGGTTCAAATCTTTGCAACGAAATTCATCTGCCAACATCAGATGACAGAACTGCTGTGTGTTGTCTCTCTTCACTAAATTTAGAATTATATGATGAGTGGAAAGACACATCTTTAGTAAAAGACTTGATTAAATTTTTGGACAATGTTCTTCAATATTTTATTGACCATGCACCAGATGAAATTAGTAGAGCAAAATATTCTGCAGAACAAGAAAGATCTCTTGGACTTGGTGCAATGGGGTTCCATTCATATTTACATAGACATAGAGTTCCATTTGAATCAGATGATGCAAAAATTATAAATGAAGAGATGTTCAAAAGAATTAAAGAACAGGCGGTAGAATCTACTAAAGAAATTGCTATCGAAAAGGGTGAGTGTCCAGACATGAAAGGATATGGTGTGAGAAATTCTCATCTCCTTGCAATTGCCCCAAACGCAAACAGTTCTATTATTGCAGGAACATCACCTTCGATTGAACCATCTAAGGCAAATGCATACACGCACAGGACTAGAGCGGGATCTCATTTGATTAAAAACTCTTACTTGGAAGAAGAACTTGAAAAGGTTGGTATGAATACAGAAGAGATTTGGTCTTCTATTATTACAAATGGTGGTTCTATTCAACATTTGAATTTAGATGAACATATTAAAAATGTATTTAAAACTGCAATTGAGATAGATCAATTAAAAGTAATTGAACTAGCCGGTGATAGACAAAAATATCTTTGTCAGGGACAGTCATTGAATGTATTCTTCCCTGCAGGGGCAACCAAGGCATATCTCCATAAAATTCATTATGAGGCATGGAGACAGGGATGTAAGGGACTTTATTATTTGAGAACCGAAACATCAAATCGTGCAGAAAATGTTGCACAAAAGATCGAAAGAGAAGCTTTGCAAGACTTTGCTTCACAACAAACAACAGAGGACTCGCAAGATGAATGTCTTGCATGTCAAGGATAAAGAGGAAAAAAATGGAAGTTCAGTTATATTCAAAATCAGGTTGTCCCTTTTGTGTAAAGGCAAAAAGTTGGTTTGATGACCACGGTATCAGTTTTTCAGAAATCGTATTAGATGATGAAGAACAACGTTTACAATTTTATCAAAGATTAAATGGTGTAAAGGAAACAATTGCAAATACTGCAAAACCTGTAAATTCTATGCCACAAATTTTTGTGGATGGAAAACGTCTTGGTGGTTATGATGATTTGATGAATAACGCAGAAAAGATAATGAAAAAATTATCTGGTGGATTGATGAAACCATCTATTGCATACAAACCATTTTTTTATCCTTGGGCAGTAGAAATTACTACTAGACACGAAAAGGCTCACTGGATTGAAGATGAAGTTGACCTTTCTGAAGATGTGACTGATTGGAAAACTGGTAGAGTTACAGAAGTTGAAAAAGATTATATTACAAACATCTTAAGACTTTTTACACAATCTGATGTTGAGGTTGGTAAAAATTATTTTGAACAGTTTATTCCAAAATTTAAAAATAACGAAGTTCGCAACATGTTGGGTTCATTTGCAACGAGAGAAGGAATCCACCAACGTGCATATGCTCTACTCAATGATACTCTTGGACTTCCAGATAGTGAATATCATGCATTCTTAGAATATGATGAAATGACGGATAAGGTTGATTTTATGACGGCTTCTGACCCATCTACGGTGAGAGGTTTGGGTTTGGCGCTTGCAAAGGCAGTATTCAATGAAGGTGTTGCACTATTTGCTTCATTTGTAATGTTGTTGAATTTTCAACGTTATGGTAAGATGAAGGGTATGGGTAAAGTTGTCGAATGGAGTATTCGTGATGAATCTATGCATGTTGAGGGTGTTTCAAAACTTTTCAGAACATACTGCAACGAACACTCTAGAATTGTTGATGATTCCTTTAAAAAAGAAATTTATGAAATGGCACGAATGTCAGTAGAACTTGAAGATAAATTTATTGACCTTGCCTATAATCTTGGTGATATAGATGGACTCAGTTCCGATGATGTAAAAACTTATATTAGATATATAACAGACAGAAGACTTCTTCAGTTGGGCCTTAAAACCAATTTTAAAGTAAAAGAAAATCCTCTACCTTGGTTAGAGTGGATTCTTAATGGTGCAGATCATACTAATTTCTTTGAGAATCGTGTGACTGAATATGAAGTAGCAGGGTTGAAAGGAACTTGGGAAGAAGCCTACGCAGCATAAAGGAATAATAAATGCAAAAAATAGGCTGTAATTTGTGTGCTGGAGAATATACAATAGAAACCCATAATTCCGAACAAATTCGTTTTTGTCCAGTCTGTGGTGAACCTCTAGAAGACTATATAAATATAGAAGAGGATGACTATATGGATGAAGATGAATGGGAAGAATTCGAAGAATAGCAGGAATTGATTATAGTTTGACCTCTCCTTCTGTATGTGTATATGAGGGAGAGGTTGAAAAAATAAAGTTTGATAATTGTAAGATATATTTCTTATCAAACACAAAAAAATTTTCAGATTACAATTATAAAAATTTAGATGGACAAGAAAATCTGTCCAACTTTTCCACGCCTGAAGAAAGGTATGATTTTATATCTGATTGGGCAATGGATATTCTAATTTCTCATGAAGTTGAGGAAGTCTTTCTTGAGGATTATAGTTATGGTTCTACTGGAAAGGTTTTCCATATTGCAGAAAACTGTGGACTTCTAAAATACAAAATGTGGCAATCAGACATTAAGTTTACTTTGGTTGCACCAACTCAAATAAAAAAATTTGCAACTGGTAAAGGAAATGCAAAAAAAGAATTGATGTATGAATCATTTTTCAATGAAACATCAAGAAACCTTATAGAAGAATTTTCACAAAAATCAGAAAAAATAGGAAATCCTATATCAGATGTAGTGGATTCTTATTTCATATGCAAGTATTCTACTTCAATATAATTCACTTATTTCAAAAAACTTATTGACATTTGTTTGACGCTACTATATATTAGTAGTTATTAAAACAAATGAGGGACACATGAATATTTTTGTTCTCAATAGAGACCCTATAGTTTCTGCAATCGAGCAGTGCGATAAACATGTTGTAAAGATGCCTACAGAATCTGCACAGATGTTGTCAACTGCACATCGTATACTGGATGGTTATGTAGAAAAACGCCCATCTAAGTCTGGTAAAAGAATGATTGACTATTGGGTGCATCCAGATAGTAATTTGGAGAATGTGTTGTATAAAGCGGTACATCACAAACATCCTTCTACTATGTGGACTATGCAAT